TGTTTTTTTAACCAAATATCTTTCTGTTCTGCAACTTAGTCATGGTACTTTACACCGCCAGATGAGGTTAGTATTTCAATCGGTAATTCTGTTCGTCTTACATATCTCAATAATTCAATTGCACCTGGAAAGATATCCAAAGTTTCAAATTGTTTCGACATAACAAAGTCTGTCCAGTTTACAGACCAATTCTTTTTGTCTCTGCTTGAATTTGGTGCTTCATTGTACAATTCCATATATCGTTTTTCGAAATCACACAATACTCCATCCATATCAAGGTAAATTTTCTCAATCATTTATCACCTTCTTCAATATAAGTTTATATTTTACACTATCCTTGGGGAGAAATGTGGCATACTTGGTGCATTTTCGCCTATATTCTGGCCACCGAATAGTGTCGGATATCTTCTTAGACCACATAGGAAAGAATCCAAGAATGTCATTGAGTATACACAAGGTTTCAATCTGTATATCTTTCTGTAAAGTCTTCACCAACAGACTAGGATAGTCACCATCATGCACAACAATCAAGTCATTAGGGTTAGAACAACCATCGAATATCTTCGTTAAATCATTCTCAAATGTATACGATAGAGACTGAATTACCTTTTGTCGTTTTCGGTAATTCATATCTGCCTCTTCCATCAATAGGTTACCTACCCAAGACTTCTCATCTTCTACAAAATTGGCAACAACAAAATTAATCAAATCATCTTTGTTATTACACTTACGGGATAATTTATAGAAATGGTACTTGTCTTTTCTATTTTCGAAAGTGTTTACATTAACGCTGGTCTTACCATTGTATTTGAAAAAATCATAGTTGTCTGTTGTAAAATGTAACTTGAGTGCCTGATAGATTTCAAATGTTTCATAACCAGTCATATTGGCAATCTAGCACCTTTATCTTTTAACATATTATTATCCATTGCGTTAGCTTCAATCTTCGATTTAAGGTTAGAATTAATCAATGTTGCAGCGACTTCAATTTCAAGACCAGTTGTCTTACAATGGTCAACAATCGCTTCTATGTAATTGTAATCAGTATTTGCAACAAGAGACTCTATCGACTTGGCAAATTTTGCCATTTCATCTTTAGTTGGCATCATTGCCTATTGGGCATTTTACATCCCAGCATTTTTGATTTGCCATTACATCGAAACTGATACCACAAATCGAACACTTCTCAGAATTTGATTGCACAGTCATTGGACCTTTCATCAATTCATTCACAGTCCATTGCATCGCAACAGATGGTGCAACACCTTGCCATGGTTGTGTAGCGCCTGCACTCGGTGAATTCAAATCACCGTCATAGATTGATTCAACAGGTCGTTTCAAAGGAAAAGGCCACTCAGCATCATCTCGCAATGTTTGAGTCCATCCATGTGGTTCTTCTTGCGGTGTATCAAACTCTTCATTGTGCCATTCTTCACAGTCATCTTCAACAAAGTCTAATGTGCCTGATGGATGAAAACCTGAACCACGGAGAAACATTTCAAACTGTTCCAATATATCAGGAAGAGAGTCTGCATGAAATTCAACAGTAGTTTCTGCAAAGCGGCCAGAGATATTATCTATTTGTTTAAAAATATATTTCATTTTACAATCGTTTCATAAAGAGTTTCAAATTGGTCTTGCACAGCAACTTCTTCATCGTAGTTCTGTTTAAAATAGACCTTCGCCATTTTTGCTACAATCTTCTTTGGTAATTGTAACTGTTTACTAATATCCGCAATTGCTTCACGGATATACTCTTTCTCACCCTGAGCCCGTGCCATTGAATCAGACACCTCACGGATTACTTTCAACAACTTTTCACGGTCTGCTGGGTTTGAAATTTGATTAACACTCACTTGCTGAATAGCCATAATATACTCCTAAAAAATTATTTCTTAACTGTTACACCTGTATTGTGAGATTGTGCTGATGAAGCAAAAGCCACACAAATAATATCATCACTCTTTGCATATGAACATCTTACCGATAATGGGTCAATGCCTTTTGCAATTGCATTATCAATGTTTTGTGCCATAAGACTTCTATCACTTATATTATAATAACCTAATCCAAATATTGCTGCCAATAACACTAATGTCAATGACACAACAACTGGAGTTGGGTACTCTATCTTAGTTGGTAGTTTCATATTCCTTTTCCTGTTCTATTGTAAAAGATATGGCGGCCGACAACGGCAGTCATCTTCATGTTTTTCCATCCAGGATTAACATAGTCAGCATGGTAGAATAAAGCACCATTGGATGGATCTATCATTCGTTCATAGTTAATATAGACACTTACTGCTAAATCTCTAATATCATTATACAACGAATTGGGGGTGGATGTCAAGCGTTTTTCCGTTGAAATGCGGTAAGGCTTATCTTCGCAGTACCAAGAAAATTGGCAAACATTCTTGATTTTTTGTTTCACTACACCACAGATATCGGTTTCAAATAAACCGGAATTAACTCTGTTCAAGGTAACAAACGCAACAGCAATTTGTCCTTGTTTTGGTTCGTAGGCAGATTCAAAGTAAATATTTTCTGCTAGACATTCAACTTCTGCTTTTGCCTGTGGTGACAAATTGTTGAATTTGGGATTGAAAGGCATGTCATATCTTATCTGTTGTGTCATTCCAACACTTATTAAAAGTATTAGAGTTACTACCGAAAAGCAAATAGCATAACTTAATTTCATTCTTACTCCTTTTTGTTAAAAGGAAAGCACACCCGAGGAGAGTGCGCTCTCCTCGCCCATTAAGTGGTAGACTTTTTAGTAGTCTTTGTTTCTAGTGGGATGTTTGAAACAAAACCATTTAGGGTTTGAGCCTTTGAAATGATTTCTGTTTCGGATGGAAAAGAAGGGAATCCTGGATGTACAGGCAACTCTCCACCATTGATTTTAGCAATTTCTAATTGGGCATGCCAAGTATTGCTAATGATTTCACGCTTACCATAGTAGTCATCGGTAAGCATGTCTTTCGCCATTTTTAAAAGTTCTAGGCGAATTTCGAACGGTGTCATATTTGACATAGTATACTCCTTAGTGTGTTTGTGTGTTACTAGACAGTTGTGTGTTTTGTCTAGTAATCTATTTAGTCATTCCAGTGTCGCAAAACACCAGCAATAATCACAAAATTAGTTATAATGTATATTAACACAATGATTGAGCGAATAGTGGCAATCTTATCCGCTTCTTTGTTATCTGTTGATGCTTTTTCTCCTAATGCTTTTGCCCATAGTCTCCAAATTTTAGTCCCAAAGGTTTTCATAGTATTTACCAAACAAACGGAAACCATTAGTGATTCGTTTTTGTACCAATTCAATTCCATCATAGTCACATTCGTATGTATCTTTAGGACCTTTTTCCATTTTATACATTTTAGGTTTACCGTTTTCATCCCATTCACATGCAACAGATTTTATATCATGTTCACCTGAACGAAATTTATCTTGCCATGAATCATCAACTTTACAATCAAATGCAAAAATCATTTCATTCAATATATAATCCCAACGAGCAAAATGATTGCCATCAACATCAAATTCTTCTTTAGGTGGTGAAATCCAAGATTGTAATTCCATTGGCACATCTTCATCATCAACATGAGGTGCACCATGTTTATCTTTTTGTAATTGTTTCAACATTGGCAGAACGATATCTGCTAAAGTGTGATCCATTGACCATGTATCCCATCGGTCAATCTTCACATATTTAATTTCTGGATGAACAAAGTCTAAGAACTTTTGCCATGCAACACAAAATGGATTTAAAAAATTAACCAGTTTGACATATCTTCCTTTACCAGTATCTTCAAGGTCATAAAATACATCTTTATCTTTTTCCCAAAAGCAAACTGTTTCGAGAACCTTATACGGTGACACCCAATGGTGTCGGTAATTACTTCTATAAACTTTCACTCTGTTTCCTTATATGATTTAAACTTATCGTCATTACGAATATCAGAAATTCTTTTCTTTGCGGCTGAATTACCCAGCCATCTAAAATTGGTACACAAGGTACACTTACAACTTCTTCTTGGTTTTTTTCTTTTATAGTTTGCCATTACCTGAATAGGATATATGTTGAATAAGCGAACAATGCTATTATACTGACTTTTGCAATCAATGTCAATAGATAAAACAACTGAACACGGAAAAGATACAACATACCAAACAATAAAAATATAAAAAGTAATTCATTACCATTTACCGAAGAGTTTTCAATCTTCGTAATAGCTGGTTCTGTCGCAATCTTAATCTCTTCAATAGGTTTAACATCTTGTAAAATCAAAGGCACAATATCACTCCCTC